TGGCGTAATTTGACCAGTTTGCACTGCTGCAACGTTACCAATATTGTTTGCTGCAACTGTGCCAGGATTGATCGCGCCAACACCAACGGGGCCAACCGATCGCACATCACCAGCATTAACTTGTCCAACATTGATGTTGCTGGGGGCGCTAATTTGTTGAGCGTCTCTCGCTGATGCACCAGGACCAAGCAAGTCGAGTGGTCCGATTGCTTGACCTCTTTGCTGCTGCTCGCTAATGCGACCGGGATTATTTATTTGTGCGCCAGCGACATCATTAAACTGGATGCCTGTATCTACGTTACCCACATTAATGTTGTTCTGTCTAAACTGTTCGTTTGCCGCTCGCGCAGCTACATCACCCGCATTTATCGCAGTATTGATGTTACCGACATTGACGTTTCGGTTAGTAAAATTTTGACCAGTATTGCCGGCTCGCACATTTGGCGCATTGACGCCTGTATTGATGTTGCCGACCGTCGCGTTGCTTCCTTGAAATGACGTTGGCACATTACTCGATAGCACTTGCTGCTGTCCGCCAGCACCACTAGGATTAATGTCACCAACACGGTTTACTGCCCCCACTTGACCAGCAGTGACAGAACCAGGCTGATAGGCGCTTACGCCCTGCGCAGCATTAATAGCATCATTGACTTGCTGCTGACCTATGGCGCCTCTTGAGGCGTCCAGAGTTGCCTGCATTCCCTGCTGCTGAAAAGGGCTCATTGGCGCTACACGCGCAGCGTTGTAAGGGTTGTATGGTGTTCTCGATAGCGCTGACCCTGTGTTGAATACATTCAGCAATGCGCCCTTTATTTGCGGGTCCATTTGCTGATTGCTTGATTGATTGCTCTTACCAAAACTCATAAGTAGATACCTCCGAACATTGTCGGTGTGTACATGTTTGCATCATAGCCATCAAAGCCAGGATTCGCCGCTGGAGCGCTCACTTGATCTGCTGAGTCTAAAATCGGCATTTGTGCTGTCCTTTGATGACCGTGTATTCGCGGTTCAGGCGCCACATAAAGTGGCTGTTGGCGCGCCGCAATTGTCTGCTGATAACGTTGCTGCACGGTTGGCTCCTGATAGTCAAGAATGGGCATACTTGGTGTATTTAGCGGACCCCCATGCCTGTAAATAGGCTCATTAATTAGCGGCTCACGCATAGGTTCAGGCGCAAGTTCTGGCGTAGGCTCCGCCGCTGCCGATTGCTGCTGAAGTTGCCGCGTCATCGCCTGAAGTTCTTGAACGGTTATTTCGCCCCTCTGCATTTGAGCGATTCCATCGTTCAAGTTTTGTGACGTAATTCGATCAGGTGGTGGATTCAGTGTTGGCTGAACGGGCTGCGGTGCTGGCTGAACTAGCTGCGGTGGTGGCGCTATAGATTGATTAACAATCGGTTCCTGAAAAACTTCGTCAGGCTCAGTGCTGTAATTATAGTTTTGCGCAGGAGCTGCTGCTGGTGCTTGTGATTGAAAAGGGTTCTGCGAAGGCCGACCAAAATAGTTCGGCCTCGGCTCATAAAAGTTTTCCTGACCAGAATAGTCAGGCGTGAAATTCGCATAACTATTGCCAAACCCACCGCCAAACGTGTTGTAGTTTCCGCCTTGATTGCGCAGAGGACTGTAACTCGACGTATTCGAGAAGAAATTATTGTTCGGCTGCGGCTGCGGCTGCGGTACGGGGGGCTCATACGACGCAAACGGTTGATACTGCTGCGCAGGACGAGGTGGCCTGTATGGCTGGTAGTTACTCCCTGGCAGTTGGTACTGATTGTAATATCCAGACATTGGTTGCATCACGTTTTGCCGACTCCCGTATGCGTCCATCATCGGGTTGTACGGAGTTGGCGCTAGTGGTTGCTGCGGATTGTAATACCCCGTTCCGTTGCCACTTGCAACCGGCGTAAACGGACTAAAACTTTGAGTTGGCGCAAACGGGCTAAAACTTTGATTTGGCGCAAACGATCCGCCCTTTCCGCCGCCGCCGCCGCCTTTACCTGTTGCCATCTTTAATCTCCTTGAACATGCTCACATGACTCACTTTGTACCCGATATCATCGAGAGCTTTGGTCCAGCCTTTTCTGCCAGACAGTGTTATATATTTCGCTTCTAAAGCGCGGCCAAATTCTTGAAACGTTTCGTCCATACCTTTGATTTCCATCAAATCGCCTGCCGCCAAAAAAATATGAATAGCGCGAGCTCGCGGGTAACAAACAACTTCCGTTATCACGCAGCTTTTTTCTGCCGGCCAAAAATGCATCCGACCCTCGCCAACAGCTTCAACGATGTCTTCAAATAAATGAGTGCCGCCAGCAAACTCAAGCGCCGCTTCAAGCATCACCCTGTATGGCAGCATTGCCTCTAACGTACTAGGTGCTTCTAGTGCTTCCTTTGCGTTCATAAGGCTGTCGCTCCAACGTTGCCTGAGTTATCGACTGTGATGCTGTATCGAGTGCCGTTTGGTGATTTCAAAATCAACCTGGCTGCACCCACCTCAACATCCTGATTCTTTTTGTGATTAAGCTGATCAGCTTGCTCAATCTGCAAATTCATTTTGTTCGTATCGATATCTGAATATTTTTCTGGCGCTGCCGGAAGAATCATCTAACGCTCCCTGGCACAACATCTAATCGCATCACTCCAACTCGCCAATCTGTTTGTCGATTGCCTGTCACGCGCATACTGAGCTGGCGTCCTTGAAAGCGCACTGATGTTGGATTGCTAAGACTGTAAGGACCGTGCTCTGTCTCTGTCGCATTCGGATAACTCTTTGTCTTAAAAATGGCCGTGACATCGCCTTGCGTTTTTTCGTCTGGGATTAGATTCTTGGCAACGACTACTCGATCACCCGATCCAATTTCAACGGGGCCAGACTCCGCAAACACCGTTGCGTTGTCGTAGTCAAATCCAACTTCATGCTCGTAAATGTATCCGTCAGCACCCACATAATTTGGATAAATAAACTCACCCACATCTGCGCCGGCTGTTCTAACCAGTGATCCGACTGTCCAGAATTTTTCTTTATAGTTGTATGTCACATACGAATCATTTTCTAACGAGTTGTTGCTTGGATAGAACCAAACAACTTCTGAAAATTTGCTGTTCAATACACCGTAGACTTTTGACCTTTGGCCTTCGTTGATGTTGTTGAAAACGAAATCGCCTACAGTTGAAGGGATTGTTCTTACGCCACCGTCATACACATAGAACGCATTGGAGCCCATCCAAATCGCGAAGCCGTCAGCTTTGACGCAAGCATTCGCAGATGCGATGCCGCACCCTGTACCTACGCGCTGAAATCCATAAACAAACGGTGGCCCCGAATAACGCGCAACATGCGCATCTGTCGTTGTCAGAATTAAAGTTTCACCACGCAATTGTTCTGCGGTCAGAATGTTGCCGGCCGTTGTCAGTGTGAAACCACCGGCCTGGTTGGTGGCGGTTGCTGTCCAGACGTTGTTGTTCTCTTGATCGCACCATTCAACTCGATCACCTTCACCACCGGCACCCAGGGCAAAAACAAATCTTTCGTCTGTAGTAATAATTGCAGTGTTATTAACTGGCGCATTACTTAACACTGCCGCTACTGTCGCTGTATTGTTAGCCCACTGATATATTTTGCCATCAGCATTTGAACAGCCGATCGCGTACTCACCCCAGTTGTCGATTGACCAGGACGTTGCTGGGACATAAGGACCGCTATCTGGTCGCGTTGTTCCCCAGGAGCTTAATCCCCAGGTCAAGGCATTCCAGCCTAAATTCTGCACTGCATTATCATCGCCTGCGGTAAATCCTACCGGCGTGATATCGTGAATTGCGTTGCTCTCATCGATGGCGTATAGCTTACTGGTCGTACCTGCAACTGTTCGTCTGCCGCCGCTGTTGTCGCGATAGCTCACAATCTTTCTGCATGCCCCGGTCATTGCTGACGATGTTCTTTTGCGCCATCCGCCGATTGGCTGAAGGCTGCCTTCATACCAACGGATTAAATTACTGTCATTCCAAACGCCGCTTTGCTGATAGTCGGTGCCATTTTTATGAACGCCTGGTGGTATCTTTAATGCCATCAATCCCATTTAGTAGCTCCAGATTGCCGGCGCTGGAAACCCATGCGCTTTGTCGAGGTGAATGAAACGTCCTGAACCCTTTTGATTAACACCGACTCGCTCAAAACCCATCTCAAGCGCTGCCGCAATCACCTTCAATGCTTGATCGCCGGTTGCTGCAATATCAACGGCCCGACCTGTGGCATGTGATCCTGGTTTGTCTTTTCGCTTTTCAACTGGATGCTCTGCGCATCGATAGGCAGACGATAGTATTAAAGGGAATCCGACCTTCTCTCTCAGCGCATCGATCTCGCTCGCGAAAGCCCAATCCATACCAGACAAGCTTCCGCAATGCTGGCATCTGAATTCGTCTTGGTGAAAGTATTTCACTTTCCCACTCCCTTTAATCGCTCTGCACTTCTTGCTCCAGCGAGGCCAAGCATACCAAGCAAAACTGGCATCATTACGCCGGTATCTGCCTGTGGCACGACAACATCGAAAGCTGCCGCAATTGGTGATACGAGAAAATTAACAGCAAAACCGAGTACACAAACCCAAGCGCAAGCCGGGCGCCAGGACGATTGAAACCAATTGCCTTTCGCGTCTTCTTTGTTTAATTCAATTTGCGCCAGAGCTTGTTCTTGTGCATGACGTTCGGCGAGCGTACTTAGCTCATACGCGATGCGCTGCTTTTCGTCAGCATCAGGTATGAACTTGTCAAGCAACTTTGTTGCTGGACCTAGCAGCTCGCCAAGTATCATCTAATTAATTTCCTCAGTTTTTGGCATCAGACTTTCGGTCAAAGTATTGGTGTATGCATTCAGCAGCACTTGCATTTCTGATCGCTGCATTTCTAAATCGGAAAGGCTTTTGAATAACGCTTCTGCCCGATTGACGTAGCTAGTGTTACTTTCACTGAGATCAGTTCGCATCACTTCCTGCTCACCTAACGTTATCTTTTCTTGATCAATCTTGATTTCCATTTTGCTCGCTCCTTAATACTTCACCAGCGTGGCGAAGCTTCCTTATTTTTTGTCCCGGCTGTTCCACAACTCAAACAGCACTTTAATTTTTTCCGCCATCGTTTCCTGGTTCGCATGCATTTTTGCTAACACGATCACTAGGGTGATAAAGCCAACGATCGGGCCATAGTAGTCGGCGATAGCCTCCATCACGCAAGCATCGCTGCGCAGACGCCTGCGCCAGTGGTCACGACAGTACCAACGACTAGCCAGGCCAGCTTTTCCCAACGCGCCGCATGCGCGTCTGCTACTGAACGAAGATTCTTCAACTCGTTGAGTGCCTCGCCCCAACGCTCGCCGCACTCAGCTTCATGCCTTGCTATTTGCTCAAGCGCTTTTATTGCCAGGTTGCGTTCTTCGTTTGTCACTTTTTGCACCTATTTTAAGACCAAGGGACTCCAGATGCAGTCGGCGGGTTGACCAAGTTATCAATCGCAATTTGCAAATTTGCCTCAACAGCATCTTTGTCTACGCCGTTTTCGTAGCACCACCCCAGCACTTGTGCTTCAGTCACGTCTGCGAAACTGGTGTAGTCTGAAGCAGAGGGGTCAGGTGTGAATCCGCAAGTGCCGTAGTTTGAAGCGCGGTGAGTCACTGCATCATCGCCAGTGCCTTCAACTTGTTCCGCATTACAACGCCAATGTGCGACGATAATCGCTCCATCCATGTCCGCTGGTTTCAAGTCATATTCAGTGGTCGGTATGACCCAAGAGAATGTTGTCATTGCTTAAACTCCTTCTGTCTGTGATGCAGCGTATGCAGCTTTTATATCGTCTGTGAATACGGTTGAACAGATCGCGCTTACGTCTGAATCCTCTGCGCTTAAATCAGCGTCAGGCATGACAGTGTGACGATGGAATGATCTTGAAATCTCAACTCCATCTCGCTTGATGACTGATGCAGTGCGTACTTGAACGCTTGACCAATCGCCGTTGTTCACGACCTCAATCTTGTCGTTTAGTGTATCTTCTGTTAGTGCCATTTTTATCTCCTTTGGGTGGACTGTCTGTGCCTAGAATCCACTAGGCGTATGGTTATGATGTGAAATACGTTAAATCGAAATAACAAATTGTATCTGTGTCAAAGACATCTGCATTACAATTCATATCACTACTAGTAGTGCCATTACCTTGTTCTATTCTTGCATAATTAGTATTAGATACACCTCTTGAAAACATATCCGATTTAGCTACAGCGGCACCCTTTATCACTAATATTCCCGTTGGGTCATAGGTAGTTACGTTAGCTATAGTGTAAGGCAAGCCATTTATATTAATGGTTGCTCCTGCAAAATTGCCCATGCTAGAAATTTTTATTTGAGCAGTTACATGAACTTTTCTACCTACTTTGGTGTAATACCCTACTTGAGAGGTATAGCCTCCGGGGCTTGCATTAGAGGCTACAGTAGGAGTCCAAGTTCCCTCCTCATAGTCATCTAGGGTGTTACTCGCAGAATTTCCACCAAGAGATATAGACGCGCCGTGAGTGCCAATAGCTATGCCACCAACGTCTGTGCCTGCTGTGTTGAAAAAGCCAATAGCTGTGTGACCGTCTACGGCAACTTGAACATTTTGCGCCCTCAGCGAAGCATCACCCTTGACTGACAATTGAGCGTTTGATGTAGCGCCGTTTACGAGGAGTCTATCTGCAACCTCCACGTTGCTTGTTGTTAAAATTATATTTGCTGCCGCTCCAGACTCTAGAACTAAATTTTGACCATCGGAAAAGTAGTTTGATCTAATTTTTTTGACCGCTATGCCATCGCCGCTGTCTACTCTGACAGCTCCAACACAATGAAAATCTAGCGCTGGAGAGCTGGTGCCCAGACCGAATTTTCCATCTGCCGTTAGCCTTGCTCTCTCTCCGGTGCCACCATAAGCGCCAAATACTATAGGTGCTGCTGAACCGCTGGTCGCAGCTAAACCACCCTGAAAGTATACTAGACCACCCGTTGCGACAATCCTTGCTGTTCCTCCAGTGCCGGTTGTTTCCTGATTTCCAAGTATGACATCATTGCCAACTCTTGCTGTCGCCGATAAATGAAGGTCTTTGAAGCGAACGCCTGGATAACCAAGATTTACGGTTGCGTCTATAGCTGACCCGCTTTTCATTGGCATAATGTCGTTGGTGTCAAATCTAAATCCAGTTCCGCTTGCACTGCCAAGTTGTAAACCGTTAAAAGCAGAAACACCTATCGAGCCAATAGTGCCGCTTGATCCCTGCACGACAATTACATCACCAGCGTTTGTGTTTCTTTTAGCATACAGCGCTGCCGCTCCAGCAGCGGTCGCAAAGGTCTCTCCGGTCGCTCGCGCCTCAAATCCGACCACTCCGCCATCAGCAGCAGTCTTGCCCACCAACAGGTTGCCATCAGAAATCCGCATGGCTTCGCTAAACGAAACGCTATTTCCAGATGTTCCTGACGCTGCGTAAGACCAAGTGTGAATTCCGTTGTATTGTTCGTAAGTTGTCGCAGGATGAGTTTGCACATATTTCCACGAAGAAGCGTCGTGATAAGCATTACTAGCAATCGTTATGTACGGCGCTCCGCTAGATGGAGCGCGGATGGTAGTTCCTGATCCTAAGCTGATCACACGGTTACCGGAAAGATAAGTGCCGTATCCATTGGTGGCAATGCCAACGTTGCCTGATGAGTCTATGCGCATGCGTTCTGTGCCGCCAGTTTTAAACGCATGCACTCCTGATGAAAGCTGCGCGTCGTAGATCACGGTGTCATCGTTACTAGTTGTAGATGCGGTCGAAATCTTTAAACCGCGACTAGCTTGCCCTGACAAAACCGCATGTACACCGTTTACGCCGCCGTTTACAGACAACCTAGCTGCGTTGAATGCTGTGCTACTACCAATACCCACGTTGCCGTCAAAAGTAGCACCTGCATTAAACGTTGCCGCTCCTGCCGCGCTCATATCGATCCGCATGGCTTCAATGACAGAACCACCATCGTTGCCTTTGAATACAATGTCTTTGTCAGATGTCATGGCTCTCATTATGAAATCTGAGTTGGTCATTTGGAACATACCGATATCGCCAGCATCATCTTGGATTCGGATAATTCCAGAATCTGCGTCGAGGTGTATCTCATCAGCGGCATCTAGGGTTAGGTTACCTGAACTTACGTCAATCTCATTGCCATCTATCGTAATGTTATCTACCACTACACCTGCGTTGGCTGTTACTACGCCACCAACCGCTAGGGTACTCGCCATATCTACAGCACCATCAATGTCTACTACGTCTAGGTTAGTCGTGCCGTCTACGTCTATGTTGCCTGAGATGTCTAGTGAAGCAGCAATAATTTCACCGCTTGCGTTGATAGCGCCGTTAATATCAATCGTGGTAGCAGCAATCTGGACTTCATTATCCGCAACAATATCAAGCTGTCCGTCTGCGCTTGAGTTTATGTAGATTGCTGAGTCGCGAAATTGAATCTTCTGGTCGGTGGTGGTGGTGTTGCCAGCAGAAAGGACTTCCGCTAACGTATCAGTTACGCCGGGATCAACTCCGGCCATCGCATCAACAACTGCGGCTCCGCTGCCTGCGCCGTCTAAATAAACAACTGCTGTTTTGCCTGTGGCTATTGTGACGTTAGCGCCAGT